CTTACTGGTGTAGATAACGCTGTCAAGCAAGCCTTAAACAAGATTACTTTTAAAGGTCAAGTTAAGAATGAAGTTGCTTTTGAAAGATTGTCAGAAGCACAAGCTAAAGTAGATGCTTGGAGAAAGCTAGACCCTGCTCAGTTTCATACGCCAGAAGGCTTAGATGCTTTGAAACAGCAGATTGGCGATATTCTTGAGAAGATTCCTTACGAGCAAAAGACTGCTTTAAATTCAGTCAATGAAGTCTATAACGGAATTAAGTCTGAGATTGTTAAACAAGCACCAACTTATTCAAAAACAATGAAGTCGTATTCTGACGCAACAGATACGATTCGTGAGATTGAAAAGGCTTTGTCTCTTAACAATAAAGCATCAGCAGATACAGCAATGCGTAAGTTGCAGTCTTTGATGCGTAACAATGTTAATACAAACTATGGTCAACGCTTAAATCTTGCTAAAGAACTTGAGCAAGCTGGTGGCAGACAAATGATGCCAGCATTGGCAGGTCAAGCACTTTCTGAGTGGACACCAAGAGGTTTGCAAAGGGCTACATCTATTCCTACTGCGTTTTTAGCGCAAGGTGTTGGTGGTTTACCACTTGCAGGTGCATCATTGGCTACTTCATCTCCTCGTTTGATGGGTGAGGCTGCTTTTGGTGCAGGTCGTGTAGCTAAAGGTTTACTTGACGTACAGAACAGGATGCCAGATATAGACTATCCAACAATGTTCAACTTGCTCTATCAAGCTGGACAACCTAGAAAAATTGACCTAACTGGTATGGCTAACCCCGACTAAGGACTAACATGGCAAAGACAAAGATTTCAGAATACAGCAGTACCGCTAACAACAATACTGACATTAACAGTATTAACTTAGCGGAGGGTATGGCCCCATCTTTGGTCAACAATGCTATTCGTACATTGATGGCTCAGTTGAAGAACTTTCAAGATGGTTCTGCTGGCGACAATGTAACTGTAGGTGGTAACTTATCTGTTACTGGAACATCCACTCTGACAGGCACTTTAACGGCTACTGCTGGCGTGTCAGGCCCACTCACATCGTCTTCAGTTTCAATTACTGGTGGAACAATCAATGGTGCTGTAATCGGTGGCTCATCTGCTCAAGCTATCACAGGAACAACAGTAACTGCCTCCACAGGTTTTGTAGGTGGTTTGACAGGTAACGTAACTGGTAACACCACAGGTACGCACACAGGTGCTGTAACTGGCAATGTCACAGGTAATCTGACAGGAAATGTCTCTGGTAACGTCACAACCGCTACAGGAACTTCTACATTCAATAATGTCCAGATTGATGGCACGTTGGACATGAGTTCTGGAACAGTAGGAACAATCACAGGATTGGCTACACCTACAAATGCTTCAGACGCTGCTACCAAGGGTTATGTAGATACTGCAAGTGCTTTAAAGCTGAATCTAACTGGTGGCACAATGTCTGGTGCTATCGCTATGGGTACAAACAAGATTACAGGTCTTGGTACTCCTACTGCTGATGCTGATGCGGTAACTAAATCTTATGTAGACGCTATTGCCCAAGGAATTGATGCCAAAGCCTCTGTGGTTGCTGCTTCTACTGCTAACCTTACGTTATCTGGCGCACAGACCATAGACGGAGTTTCTGTTATTGCAGGTGACCGAGTATTGGTTAAAGACCAGACTACTGCATCTGATAATGGTATTTACTTATGCGCTTCTGGTTCATGGACTAGAACAACTGATGCTGATACATACGCTGAGTTGGTAGCTGCTTACACCTTTGTTGAAGGCGGTACAGTAAACGCTAATAACGGCTTTATTTGTACTATTCCAACAAGCGGTACTTTAGGTAGCACATCAATTACGTTTGCTCAATTCTCAGGTGCAGGTCAGGTTGTTGCTGGTACTGGCATGAGCAAGACAGGTAACACGCTTAACGTGAATACTGCATCAAGCGCACGAATTGTTGTTGGCGCAGATGAGATTGACTTAGCCACAACTGGCGTTACTGCTAGTACATACAAGTCTGTAACTGTTGACACATTTGGACGTATCACAGCAGGTACTAATCCTACGACTATCTCTGGTTTCGGTATTACAGATGCTTACACAAAGACTGAAGTTGACACTTCTCTGAGTGGTAAGTTATCGACTACTGGTGGCACGATGTCGGGTGCTATTGCAATGGGTACGTCTAAGATTACTGGTTTGGGTGACCCTACCAATAACCAAGACGCTGCCACTAAGACTTATGTTGATGGCATCTTAGGAAGTGCAACTTCTGCTGCTACGAGTGCTGCTGCTGCTGCGACTTCTGCATCCAACGCTTCTACTAGCGCATCAAACGCCTCTACAAGCGCAGGAAATGCCTCTACAAGCGCAACGGCTGCTGCTGCTAGTGCTACGGCTGCTGCTGCCTCATACGACTCGTTTGATGACCGATATTTAGGCCCAAAATCAACTGCACCATCTGTTGACAATGATGGTAACGCTTTGCTTACTGGTGCTTTGTACTGGAACACATCGACTAATAACTTGTTCGTGTGGTCTGGTTCAACATGGACTAGCGCAGCATTTACAGCAAGTGGCTTTGCTACATTGACAGGCACAGAGACTCTGACAAACAAGACTCTGACTGCACCAGTATTGACAAGCCCTAACATTACAACTGCATTGACATTGGCTGGTGCGTCTGGTTCATCTGGTCAGGTATTGACTTCTGGTGGTTCTGGAAATGCGCCTACATGGGCATCTGTTGCATCGTCTTCATATCGTAGCGTTCTCAATCAATCCTCTAACATTACTTTGTTAAGCACAGATGGCGGTGGCTTTATCAATGTTAGCGGTACAACAGATTTAAACCTTACATTACCAGCAGCTAATGCTCTGACAAACAGAACTATCTACATCAAGAATGTAGGTGCTTTTGCAATGTTTGTTTTTGACAATGCTGGAACTTATTTGTTTACGATGAGTGCAAATTCTGCATCTGCTGTTTGGGCTTCTGACAATTCAACAGCAGCAGGAGAGTGGACAATTCAAGAATTGCCTTATGCTTATGAAGGCAATAAATTAAGTTTTGGTTCAACATCACTCCCTGCTGTTTTTTCTTTCCAAGCACTTGGTAAATTAAGCACTACAAAACAGATTGGTGGTTTTTACCAAACAATAGGTTCTACAAACAAGATTTATGCTTGTATTATTACAAACACATCTGGTACTTTGACATTTGGTGAGCCACAACTAATTTCTAATGATGATGGTGGTCAAGTATCTGTAGTAGGTTTATCTGCAACATCTGCAATTGTTAGCTGGAGACAAAACGGCACTACAAAATGGAAAGCTTGTGCAGTTTCTATTTCTGGCGATACCATTACTGCAGGGACAGCAATCACAGTTGCTTCAACTATTCAAGGAAAAATTAGATTTTCTTTCTTAACCAGCACAACAGCAATTGGTGCTGCTTATACAACAACACAAACTATTTCTGGTTCTATATTTACAGTATCTGGAACAACATTAACAGCATCTACACCAGTCAGTTTACAAGATGGTCAAACAACAGACTCAGCAAGAAATTATGGATTGGGTAGTTTTTCTTCAACAGTAGCAATTATTGTTTATAAACAAGCAAGCAGTAATCCAATAATAGCAAGGTCATTAAGTATTTCAGGAACAACAATAACTGTTAATGCTGATTATGATTTTGGTGTCACAACACTTAACGGCAATGTGTCTTTAGCAATTTCTAATTCAACTGGTGCAACTGTTGTTTATCAAGATTCGCCTAATGCTTCTTTAAAAATTAGAGGTATTACATTATCTGGAACTGCTTTAAGTTTTGGTTCTGAGCAACAAGTTGCAAGTCAATCAGCTAGCTCATATATAAATTCAGTTGTGCATCAAACAGCTACAACTGGTTATGTGCTTTATCACAATTCAACTTTAACTGGGCAAGATAAACTTGTTGGTTTTACAAAATCTGGGACAACTTTTACGCTTGGCACAGAGATAACTTTAAACAGCACATTAACTTCAAGCACAAGCTATCCAAGAGCATTGTGTGATTTTTCAGCACCTGCTGTTGGTGTGCCATCAGCAACTTCCTCGTTATATTACAATGGTTGGCTTGGTTTCAATGTTCAACTTTTAACATTGAGTGGAACAACAGCATCAGCAGCAACACCAAAATATGTTGTTACTAGGATGATTGGTGTAAGTTCAGAACTACCATATCAAGTTGCTTCAATTAGTTCAACTAGAGCAGTAGTTCTTACTAGAGAATATACAGATAACTTGAATGTAAAATTAAACGCAAATTTAATTAGTTATTCATCAAATACACCAACATCTGTTTTTAAATTAATTGTATCTTCATCATTAAGCGATGCTAGTTATTTGTCTATTACAGCATTAAGCGCAACACAAATTTTAGTTTTATACACTATTGCTTCTACAGGACTTTTATATGCTGTGATTGTTGATGTTAGTGGAGACACTTTGTCATTAGGTACTGCTGTTTTAGTAAATAATGCTGCAACAACATATGTATCAAGTTCAAGAATTTCCGATACATCTGCATTACTTCATTATGTTACTACTAGCGATAGCAGTAGAGCAAATGTTTTAACTGTATCTGGTTCAACAATTACTGTTGGAACTCAATACACAATTGAAACTTCTGGTTCGTCTTATACAAACTGTGTTGCTTTAAGTTCAACACAAGCAATTTTATTTTATTACAATAGTGGCAATAGAGTTGTTTTACTCACAATGAGTGGCTCAACTGTTACTGATATTGGCACACCACAATCTGCCCTATCAGGTTCTAGTGGTTATTGTAATATTGTTCCTTTGTCATCAACCAGAGTAATTATTTCAGCAGGTGATGCTTATTCTGCAAGAACATATGCAAGAGTGCTTGATGTAGTTGATGGTGTTCTTACTGCATATGTACAATTTGAAACTATTGAAGAAGGTTATCAAATTAGATTTGCACCTTTAACAGCAACTCAAGGAACTGCATATTCAATTGGTCAAGCTGCACTTTGGAATTATAAAATTGTAAATAATGGCATTGTTATTGATAAGCAGATTTCAACTGATGCGTATTGCGTTCAACCTTTACAAGTAAATTCATTAACACCAAGTTCTAGCGCAGGTGCTACTTTAGGTTTTAGCAATGTAACAGTTTTCACAAGCAAGGTACTTGGATTTGGGGCAATTAAATGATTAACAAAAAAACTTCTTTCTATCATTTGTCAATTGAGGATGCGATTAGTGAAATTAGGTTAATCAGGAATAAACTTTTAAAAGAAGAAATTGATTCCATAAATCCTATGCGATGGGAATTGATGACTACTGAGCAACAAGACGAATGGAGAGCCTATCGTCAGAGTTTGCTTGATATGCCTGATAAGTTGTCTCCAACCTTTGAAATTACTTGGCCTACCAAACCATGACTGATGTAAGCCATGAGCAAATCTATGAGCGACTACTAGCTGTTGAAGCAAAGGTAGATGAGATAGATAAGAACACTAAAGACTTGGTAGAAGCTATTGACGCTGCCAAGGGTGCTGTAAAGGTTCTTAACTGGATAGCATCTATTGCTCAACCAGTTTTGTGGATTGGTGGCTTAGTCATTGCTGCTGGTGCTATCTGGCAAACATGGATTAAAAAATGAAAGATTGGGCTTTTGCTTTTACGAGCGCAGCCCTTTTTTGCATTACTGTCGTTTGGTGTTTTTACATCATCGTTTGGGCTATGACGTGAAATGGCTTCTGATGCTTTCAATGCTTTTTACATTGGTAGCATCTAGTAAAGAAAAAACTGAATATCGTTGTGTCAGGTGGGCATGGACAGGTGATGTTTACAACCGAAAGGTAGTATGCCTTGAATGGCAAAAGGTTGAGAAAAAATGATTGACCCCATCACAGCACTAGCTGGCATACAGTCAGCAATCAGCATGGTCAAGAAGGCAGCTAATGTTGCCAATGACTTAGGCTCACTTGCGCCCATGATTGGTAAGCTATTTGACGCAAAGTCTGTAGCTACAAAAGCAATGCTTCAAGCCAAGCAGTCTGGTAAAGGCTCGAACATGGGTACGGCTCTGCAGATTGAGATGGCACTAGAGCAAGCCAGAGCGTTTGAAGAAGAACTCAAGATGCTGTTTATGCAGACAGGCAAGATTGACGTTTGGAACAAGATTAAGGCTCGTCAAGCAGAGATGGACTTGGCAGATGCTAAAGAGATAAGCGCATTAAAGAAAGCAGAGAAAGCAGCCAAAGAGAAAGAGCAAGAACAACTAGAGATTGGTTTGGCAATAGGTGGAATCTGCTTTGTTTTGTTTTTAGTCTTTATTGGCGTAAACGAATTGATGACGTTCTGTGAGGCTACTAAAAGGTGCGGTAGGTGAATGAGTACCAAAAGACCTTTGACTTATGCCTAAAGATATTCGTTTACGGATGTGTGGCTTTATATGCCCTTGGCTTCCTCAAATTTTTGCCTGATGACTTGTCAGACAGAATCGTTAATTTACTGCTAGGTAGGATAGGATTAGGTAAATGAGATATTTATTGCTTCTTTTACTGCTAACTGGTTGCGATGAGAAATATCGGTATTTCTGCCAAAACCCAGATAACTTCCATGCTGAAACTTGTCAGAAACCTAGATGCCAATTCACTCAGACTTGCCCTGAGTATTTGGTTGCCCCAATCTTGGAGAAAAAAATCAATGACGTACAACCAGAAACAAAAGCTAACAACTGAAGAAATTGAAGTTAGGGTCTGGAGTATTGTGGTGCTTGCTGTCACCCTGATTCTTTTCTTTATCGTAATTTCCTTGCTCTATTCTGTGACGTTTGTCACTCAGCCAATTAAGAGCATGGCCCCGATTGACCAAGCCTATACCAAGATGCTGAACGACATTGTTCTGCTTATCGTAGGCGGTATTGGTGGTGTTATTGGCAAACGAGCAATGACTTCTAGGCAGCAGCCTCCACAACAGCCGATGTGTCAACCAATGGGCTATGGTCAACAATATGGCTCATCTTATGCGCCTCCGCAATCTGCGTATGGTTTGCCTAGTCAACCATTCGGTGCTATGCCTGTTTGGAAGAATCCAGACTTAGATGAGAACTGGACTCCTCCCCCTCCTCCTGATACGCCTCCAGACCACTTGGAAGATGACCATGAGCGTGAAGAATTGGCTCAAGCAAGAAAAGAGGCTGAATAATGTTCCCAATCCCTTTGCCTTGGTTAATTGTGGGTGCTTTGGTATCTCTCTTTGGTACATACCGAGTAGGACACCACTATGGATGGCTAGAGCGTGATGAAGACATGAAGATAGCCATTGCCCAAAAGAATGATGAGGCTCGTTTAATCGAGCAAAACATGAGTGAGAAACTTAACAAACAATCTGCCAAACTACAGGAAGCCAATGATGCTATCAACAAAAAAACTTCTGCTCTTGCTGTTGCCAATCGTGCTGGCAAGTTGCGCCTCTGCCCCTCCAGTAACGTACAAGCCTCCACAAGTTCCTCCATTGCCTCCGCAGATTCAAAAGCAACCAGCCAACCTGACAGACAGGCTGACACAGCTTCTGATGCCGAAAGAGCAACCATCGATGCCATTGCAGAAATAGTTGCACAGGGCGATAGAAATACTATTGCACTCAATGCGTGTGTGGACTCATATAACGAAGTAAGGAATCTCTTAAATGGTAAGCCCTGACCAACTTAAAAAGATGCACATTGACCCTGTGTGGGCTGACGCACTTAACGAGACTTTTGAGCGTTTCGATATATCTACACCTGCTAGACAAGCTGCTTTCATTGGGCAATGTGGGCATGAGTGCGCTAACTTTAGAATCCTTGAGGAAAACCTAAACTATCGTGCTGAGACATTAACAAAGATTTGGCCCAAACGATTTCCTACTTTAGAGTTTGCTAAACAGTTTGAGAAAAATCCACGAAAAATTGCCAATAGCGTTTACGCAAATCGTATGGGAAACCGAGATGAAGCCTCTGGGGATGGGTATCGTTTCCGAGGCAGGGGTGCGATTCAGCTTACTGGACACGCATCTTACTTTCATGCAGGTCAGGCTTGTGGTGAAGACTTTGTAATGAATCCTGACCTTGTAGCTACGCCTAGATACGCTGCTATGACAGCAGGGTGGTTCTGGAACACCCATAAGCTAAACCAATATGCTGATTCCCAAGATTACAAAACTTTAACAAAGAAGATAAATGGTGGGTTTATTGGTCTTGAAGACCGAGTTAAACACATAAATGAAGCCTTACAGGTTTTAATAAGTTAAATATAATTGTCATAAATACTGTATAAGGTGTTGAAATGCCTAACATTCCTACACCAGAACACGCAGAACTGTTCGCACAAAGTGTCAAAAAGTGGCAGCAAGTGCTGAGTTTGGGTGATTGGAGAATAGAGAAGGGCATAAAGCCAGCCAAGGGTGCAATGGCATCTGTTGAGTTTACCCCTGCTGCAAGACTTGCTGTTTATCGTTTGGGTGACTTTGGTGCTGAAAAAATCACACCCGAAAGCATCGACATGACTTGTTTGCATGAGTTGCTTCATGTGTTTCTGCACGATTTAATGACTGTGGCACAAGACCCCAAATCATCTCAGGATGAAATTGAAATGCAAGAACATCGGGTTATCAACTTGTTAGAAAAGTTACTGTCTAAGGATTCTCATGGTATCAAGTAATAACATGAATTCTTGTACAGATGAGCAGTTTATGGAACTGTGGGACAAGCATCGTTCTGTTACAAAAATAGCAAAGATTCTAGGCATAACTGAGAGAGCAGTTAATTACCGCAGACGTAGCATGGAAAATATCCATGAGGTCAAATTAGGCGCAAATGACTC